CGAGGCGTCGGCCGCAGCCGGCTTGCAGCACAAGAACATCGTCAGCGTGTTCGATCGTGGTGAAGCCGACGGTGCGCGCTACATCGCGATGGAGTACCTGCCGGGCCGAACCTTGAAAGATGTGATCGCCGAGGAAGCGCCACTTGACCCAGTGCGCGCCGCTGCGATAATTTGAAGCCAGCATTACGATAATGCCCAGAATCGCATTGTGAGCCAGTCGCAAGCCAAAAGGCCAGCGGAGTAAGCTACTCGCTGGCCTTTTGGCTTAAGTGTCCACCTAAAGCGCTAGCGTGAGTCAGGCAGATCGTCGTCTACAGTTTTTTGGACAGCCTTAGTCTGAGCGTCCAGTGTTGCTTTGACCGTTTGGGTTTTATAGGTGTCACGTAAAAACTGAGTCAGCGCAGCGTTGAAGAATTGCTGTTTGGTTTGCGGATTCGCAATAACCTGACCGGGATTGGCCGGGTCAGGAATCGTATCCTGATAGCCACGCGCAGCCGCAAAGGCGTCAATTACCTGTTGCTTCGCCGTCGCGTCGCGGTATTCAATCGTCGTCGCCGTAGTCCCGCCGTTGCGCACGTCAAAGAGTTTCACCGGACGTTGCGCCAGACAAATGACTGCCAGCGCTGCCAACACCAATGCGGTTGAATAAAATTTCGTCATAGTTTACCTCTTAGTTGCAGACCCAAATATTGTTCAAACGTTTAGCAAACGCCCCATTACCGCTGCCCGCGCAGGGATTCGCCATCGTGCAATCTGAGCAAAAGATCAGATTGCCGTTCGCCGCCCCGGACGGCAGACTGGCGAACGTGACGCCCATTTGCTGCAACGCACCAGAGGCGTTGAGTTGGGCTACCACGTTGCCAGCGCCGTTTGAAATCAGAATCACTCCCGTATTGACCGCTGTACTCGCGGCCGCTTGAAAATTGGCAACAGGGCGCGTGCTGGTAGTGGAATTAAGTTGAATATGAGAAACGCCAGAATTCGCCAACGCGCCCTGACCCAGAGTCAGCATCCCCCCATTAGCACCGTTATCAATATAAAATTTTGTGCCTGCGCCCGTGCCAGTAGTGTACAGGTTGAACGCATCGCCATTGTTAACCTGAAAGACAGCCTCGTTAGCGTTGTCGTAAAACGTAAAATTACCATTCACGCCTACGTTTAATTGGTTGTTGATCGAGCTGACTCCACTGACTGTCAACCCGCCAGTCGCCGTCAACCCCGTAAACGTCGGACTATCCCCGGTACCCAACCCCAACGCCGTCCGTTGCGCGGCGACTGACGCCGCTGTCAACAACGCGCGTCCTACCGTAGTCGAATCGCTGATATTCGCCGCTGTATGCGTATGCGTTGGCAGATCGCCAGACGCCAGCGAAGCTCCGACCGTGGCACGGCCTTTAGCGTCAACAGTGATCTTGGTGTAAGTGCCAGCCGTTACGCCTGAATTTGCCAGTGTGACAGCTACGCCACTGGTGCCGCTGCCTGTGGCATCGCCACTCAACGTAATCGTTTGATCGCCAGAGTTAGTGCCGCTCACCGTAGCGTTGCCTGCCAAAGTCAGCGTGCGGTTCGTGTCACCCTAAGCCAGCGTCAGAGTACGCGCCGCCGTCAGGTTTTCTGTATTGGCGAGCGTTACGTCGAACGCGCCCGTGCCGCTTGAACGAATCCCGAACGAAGTCAGCCCTGTCACCGAACCGCCCGCAATGGTTGGTGCAGTGCCAAAGACCGCCGCGCCGCTGCCCGTTTCGTTGGTCAGAGCCGCTGCCAGATTCGCGCTGGTGTCGCTGATGCCATAGCCCGCAAATGTAGTCGGCGTAGCTGTGATCGTGCTCCAAGCTTGCGTATGGCTCAACGCCGCCGCGTCCGTGATTCCGTATCCAGCCAATGTCGTAGGTGTCGCCGTGATGGTTGACCACGCCTGATTGTGAGCAGGCAGATCGCCAGCGGAAAGCGAAGCTCCAACAGTCACGCGGCCTTTGGCGTCAACCGTCAATTTTGTGTAAGTGCCAGCCGTTACGCCTGAATTTGCCAGTGTGACAGCTACGCCACTGGTGCCGCTGCCCGTCGCGTCGCCGCTGAGCGTAATCGTCTGATCGCCAGAGTTAGTGCCGCTCACCGTAGCGTTGCCTGCCAAAGTCAGCGTGCGGTTCGTGTCACCCAAAGCCAGCGTCAGAGTACGCGCCGCCGTCAGGTTTTCAGCGTTCGCCAGCGTTACGTCGAATGCGCCCGTGCCGCTCGAACGAATCCCAAACGAAGTCAGCGCCGTAATTGAACCGCCCGCAATCGTAGGCGCAGTCCCAAACACTGCCGCGCCGCTACCCGTTTCATTGGTCAGAGCCGCTGCCAGATTGGCGCTCGTGTCGCTCAGGCCGTATCCAGCAAACGTAGTCGGTGTCGCCGTGATCGTGCTCCAAGCCTGCGTATGGCTCAACGCCGCCGCGTCAGTTATTCCGTATCCAGCCAATGTCGTAGGTGTCGTCGTGATGGTTGACCACGCCTGATTGTGCGCAGGCAAATCGCCAGCGGAAAGCGCAGCTCCGACCGTGGCACGGCCTTTAGCGTCAACCGTCAGCTTGGTGTATGTGCCAGCCGTCACGCCCGAACTTGCCAGCGTGACAGCAATTGAAGTCGCGCCACTGCCCGTCGCGTCGCCACTCAATGTCACCGTTTGATTGCCAGTCAAGTAAGTGTCGGTGTCGAGCGTCCAAGTGTCTGCCGCCGTCTTGCGCAACAGTCCTGACGTACCCGCCAAACCAGCGATGGATGTCAGGTCTGCATCCAGCGCTTGCTTCCCGTTCAAAGCCGTTTGCACGGCAGTCGAAATCGGCTTGTTGGCGTCGCTTGTGTTGTCTACGTTGCCGAGTCCGACCGCAGCTTTGTCGAGCGTTTGCCACGTCTTGTCTCCGCGCCAATATTGCGAACTCAGCCCAGCGGCAATGGTGGATTCTTTGCCATTCAAAGCCGTTTGCACGGCAGTCGAAATCGGTTTATTCGCGTCGCTCGTGTTATCTACGTTGCCGAGTCCGACTGCCACCTTGTCGAGTGCCTGCCACGTCTTGTCACCGCGCCAATATTGCGAACTCAGCCCGGCGGCAATCGTCGCTTCTTTGCCGTTCAAAGCCGTTTGCGTAGACGTCGAGATCGGCTTGTTGGCATCGCTCGTATTGTCTACGTTTGCCAGTCCGACCGCAGCTTTGTCGAGCGTTTGCCACGTCTTGTCGCCGCGCCAATATTGCGAACTCAGCCCGGCTGCGATAGTGGCTTCTTTCGCTGCCAAGGCCGTGACCAATCCGGTCACATCGCTTTGCGCGTGCGCATGGCTTAGCAATGCATAAAAAGCCGCGTAATCGCCTGATTGAGCGACTACCACGCCAGTGCGGCCAAAGACGCTGGTGATCGCGCCACTGCCACCAGTTGCCCACCGCAAGCCCAGCGCTTGGCTTGCATCTGCGACCAAAACTTGATTGTCAGTGCCGACGGGCAAGCGGGCGGCTAGCCCTACGCTATTGCCGGTGATCAAGTCGCCTTTGGCTCTGAGCACAGTGCCTGCGACCGCTTCGCTGATGGGCGGAGCCAGCGCCAGTTGATCCAACGCGACGCTGGCAGAATTGGGAATTAGATACGCCGTGCCAGTCGTCTGATTTTTATCAATGCCAGCCAAGCCGGTCGCGTTTGAATAAAGCCAAACCGTAGCCCCTTGCGGCAAAAGCACGCCGGGTGCTCCATCTTGCCCCAGCAATACGCCAGATGCATTCGTGCGAAAAACCGTGCGTGCCTGGCTATAAATTTGTCCGCTCAATATGATTTTGAAAACGGTCAAAGTGGCGGCACGATCAGCCGCTCCGCTGGTCGTATAAAACGTCTTTGAGACACGGCATTGCGGCGGAGCTTGCGCCCACGCCGCGTTGCAAAAAGCCAAAGCCGTTGCCATGACTAAAACCAAGTTCAGAATGATGCGTTTCATCCGTCTTTCTCCGTCCAATGTAGGGCAGGTTATTAACCTGCCCTACGGGGTTTATTTCTTAGCCAAAGGCACGAAACCGAGCGCGCCGGTTTGCTGGTCAAGCAGCTTTAATTGAGGCTCGAATTCTTTGGGAGTCAAGCCCAATTGCCAGCGGAAGTCAGCCACCATCGCAGCCACTTGCGCTTGCAACTTTTCAAGCTGCGCTCTGGCTTCGCTGGCACGCGTTTCTGCCAGTTCGATGAGCTTTTGCGCGTCTGCCAATTGCCGCATTTGCTCAGCGCTCAACGCGACAGGTTTGGCCGTTTCGACGGCGGGTTTCTCAACTACTTTGGCTGGCAAACTTTGCGCACTCACGCCCAACGCCAGCGTCAAAAGAATCGCCAATACATAGAGACTGTCCATCAACTTTTTCATAATGCTCCCTCACTTTTTCACTATTCACTGTTCACTTTTCACTTAACTACTTCACGTCGTAAGTCACAGTGCAATAAAGACGTGAGCCGTCGCTAGTACAAGTCCAAATATCAACCGCGCCATTCGCCGCAGTGATGCCCGGATTCGTGCCGCCCGCGAAGCGGAAAACCGTGCCCGCTTCTGTTAGACCGTAATTCGCGCCGCTGGGTTGACGCCAGATAAATGTATAAACATTCCCCGGCGCGAGATTGGTGGCCGTGACGGCTGAAATGGCTCCGCTCAACGTCACGTCATAAACGTTTGCCAACGCCAGATTGAACGAAACAGAACCGCTGCTGGTTTGCGTCACCCGCACACCATAACCGTTCAAGTCTTGATAATTGCTGCCGTCCGCACTCACGCGCAGCTTGTTGGTATCAAGGTCATAAACCAGCCGTGCCGCGTCAGTCGGAGCAATCCCCGCCTGGCTGAGCGTCTCAGCGCCGCGCAACTCCAAACCGCCGCCCAAACTGCTGATTGCGCCTGCGACCGCCGTGCTGGCTTGCTCGGTGAAAATGGCGTAATTGTTGGTCGCAGCGGTTTGATTTTCGACGTAAAGGCCATAGCCATTATTGAGCGTAGCACTGCTGCCCTTCGTCGCATTGGCCGCGAACAATGCCGCACCGTTGTTGACCGTGCCGATGGTGGCGTTGGCGCGTCCATAGACGCCGCGCATATTGCTGACCACACCCGACAGAATCATATCAGTCTCGCCACGCAAGCCATTTAACTCAGTGACGGTTGCAATAGCATTGTAAGTAGCTCTAGTGTAGTTGCCTGAAAGCGACGCTGTGACATTGCCCGTGCTCGTATAAAAACCTGATTGCCAATGATGCGCGCGTTCAGTGGTTCCAGTAGTGATATTGAGAAAAGTACCGTGGTAGGAATTAAACCGCGCCGTATCGTCTCCGCTATCAATCAGCGTAAAGGCTGCGCCCGGCTCTGGCCCCGCCCCGGTACGCCCAAAGGCCGCATATTGATGTCCGATGAAATCACCGCCAATTTTGCCCACTATTGACGTGTTGTATATGTCATAAATTTCGATGGGCTGGCCGGGCATCTTGATGCCGCCATTAAAAGTCTTTTTTCCCCCGAAATCTTGCGCGCCCAGACTCATCAACCCATAACTCACGCCGGGGCCTGCGATAGGCAAACATAAATAATGAGTTGAACCGCCAGCCGTCCAAGCTGGTGAAGTGCATCCGCTAAGAGCAATCGCCAGCGACTGAGAAGCGCCGTTGAGTCCGTTGAGCGTAAACGTGCTGCCACTCAAACCAATCTGGATGCTGCCAGCCGTGTGAGTCACGGTAATTGGCGCAGCGCCTGAAATCGTTTTTGATTCAATCGCCGTGTTGCCCGCGTTGTTGCCGATGACTTTGTTGGCTCCGCCAAACCCCAAACTTGAGACAGTGTTGGTCGCTGAATAATAAGTCAGTGAACCCAAGGTTCCTGTTGAAAGCGAAGCGCTGCCGCCCGGACACGACGGGCAATTCAACGTGACATCTACGCGGTTTGCGCCTGTGTTATTGACAATGGTTTGAGATAAGCCCGCACCGGGAATGAAATTAAGAGTTGGCTGCACTCCCACTGCCGTACCGTTGTTCAAAACGCCATAAGCGCGCACTTGGTTGATCAATCCTTCGACTGCGGCTTGCGAGGCAAAAGTGAAACGCGCCCGCAAGTTCGCATCCCTTCCCACATCAACCACGGTGGCTGAACCAAGCGGAAAAACTGTGCCGCTCAGTGAAGGTTTCACGTTGTATAGCCCATAAAATTCTTGCGCGCCCGTCACGCTGTCGCGCAAATAAACGCCGTAATAAGACACCGGCGAAAGCGTTTCAGAGGGGTACAAACTAACTTGCGCATAACCAGAGCCATCTAGCGTAGCTGTCACTGCGCTCCCGACACTGATCAACCCCGCGCCACTTTGCGCAGGCTGCGTCAAAATGAAAGACACTTTGCCTGAGCGTGGTGAGCCGTCTGGCTTCAAAAATTGATGTTGTACTGTGGTCTTTCTTCCAGTCACATCAATAGTGATGAACACAGCCGCGCTAGTTGTACCTGCGCCGCCAGCCAGCGGCGTAGCTGTCACCGTAAAGCTCAACGTGTCAGTGCCTTCAAAGCCGGGGTTAGGCGTGTAATTGAACGTGCCATTATTCGTATTAAAGTTTGAGAGCGTGCCATTCACCGGATTGGTGACAATCGTAAACGTCATGGCATTGCCCGCTGGCACACTGCCTTGCAATGTAATCAGCGAACTGCCCACGTTGGGTATAGAAACTGTCGTTGGGTTTGCTGTTTGCGCGTGACTCGGCAGGCTCAATGCCACCAACGCGCCTAACAAAAGAATGATTCCAAATACTTTTTTCATAATCTTCTCCATTCACTTTTCACTGTTCACTTAGACCAGTTCATCTAACAAAACCGTGCCATCGGCTCCGGCTGTTGGTAAGGGCGCTTCGGCTTCAGACGCTGCGCCGCCATAACATTCGTAATAACGTTTGGGATAAGCCCAGACGGTCAATTCTGTTTTCAAGTCAGGTCGCCGGTAATGCTCAATGATGCGGAAGTATCTGAAAGGCTCTTCAAAGCCCGGCTCGCGTTCGTCGGCAAATTCAGGCCAGTCGAGTTCGATCACTGCGGCTGGATGCAAGTTGAGCGTTTTGCTGCGCACGCCATTGACCACCAATTTTGCGCCGAAGTTGTTGCGCGTGCCGCCCGTGTCGAACTCACCCAGATGTTGAGTAAAATTCGACGCACGCACGGCCTGCGCGTAATTTGTCACGCCATACCAGTTGTATTGCTTCTCTGGCGCATTCCAGCCTACGTCTTGGTTGGCGCGTCGCGCTTTCAGGATCGCCGCCGCGTCTTCAAAGAGCAGCGGACGGCCCGGCACGCCCTTTTCGTCATCGTCAAAGGTGATTTTGAGTTTGAGCGGCAATTCATCGGCTGATTTGAAAAGCGGTTCGATGTCAGGCCAGCCTTTGAAATCGCCGGACTCAAGCGCCATTACATCGCCGCCCGTGGTTTGCCCATCACCCACCAAGTATTTCGGTACGCCTGACAAATCCCAGCGCTCAAGCGCAACGATGCGCAGTTTTCCACCATGAACAAACGGCAACGAATACCTCATCGAAAGGCACCAGTCTTTCATCACCTCTTCAGCTTTGCGGCCTTGAATGAATTGATTGAAACGATTGCGCGTGGCTGTGATTGTTTCGCCGGTCGGAGTCTTGGCTTGCACCGCTTCGGCATCCCACGCCGCCAGCTTGATGAAATCTGCGACCACCAAATCACGATCAGGCAGCGCCAATCCGAATTGCAGCGAGGTCAACCATTCAAGCAAACACCATGACGAAATCTCGGTGTAAGTTTTGACGAACGTGCCATCAGCGTTGAAGACACGGACGGCTGCATAGCCCAGCATCGAAGCCTCTGCCGTCATTTCTTCTTTTTTGATCGTCGCGGGGTTGACGGGGTTTTCGACCAGCAGGCAATAGGCCGTCTGGCTGAAATTGCCGATGTCTTGCCCCATCACGGTTTGCACGTATGGAGTCGTTGGCTGCAACCATTCGCCCGTGAACGCCACTTGTCCTTGCGGAGCTTTGCCACGCAACGTCGGGTTGAACAGTTGTTGAATAGGGCCTTCGCTCGCCCAAAAGATCGTCACCAGCGAACCGTTATTGCTGCCCGGTGATTGCCGCACGAAATGGCGCAGCGTCAACGGGATTTTCTGGCGATAGCCGAACAACACGCCGAGGTTCACGCTCAAATCACCAACGACGTTGAACGGCTTGGCTAACGTACTTTTACTGCCGCCGCCAACCGTTGTGACATCCGTGATTTCTTCGCCGCCGAAATACATATCCGGTTTGCCGCTGACTTGCTGGCACACTGCGCGCGAACTCTTTGGGCACGAAGCAAAAGGCGCTCCGGTCGCAGGATCAAGGTTGCCGATGCGTTGCACGCCGTCTGGCAGAATCGGGATGTGGTTATTTACCTTGCACGGATTTCGGCTGATTTCTTCCCACGTATTGAGATGCCCGCCATAGATCGCGCCGCAACCGGTATAGAAAATCATTCGCGTAGTGGCTGGATAAAGGTTCGGGCGCACACCGGCGACAATCTCAATTTGAGTGATAGGCCAGCGCTGGCGCTTGGCGCGTTTGACTTGGCCTACAAACTCACTGACCAACAAATCAATCGTGGGGAAATAAAGAAAGACTTCGGCGCGCGCGTTTTCGCCGTCGCGCATCAGCGTTCGAATCGCTTTGTCACGATCATTGAACCGCAACTGCACCGAGTCTGGCGCAATCGCCGCCGTCCGCTTGATGCCCAGAAAAGGCTTGGTCAAATCATCGGCGCGCAAGCGTGAGTCAACGGCGAACGGCGCATCGGCAATTGGCAAAAACGAATAGTTGACGGTTCCGCCCGGCCAGAAAATTTTTACGACTTGATATACCTGTGGCAGCGCATCGCCGACACCATCCAAATAAGCATCGAGCATCGCCGCTTGGGCCGGTGTCAGGTTGTCTATGTTTTGCCAAATCATAAAAAAGAAAAGACCTCAGACCGCAGACCTCAGACCTTTTTGCCGGACGCACAGCGTGGTCGGATGTCTGAAATCGGATGTCTTATGACTTAAATCTGCGCCGGATTCTCAAACTGCACTTCATCACTGCCGACTTGATCGCCCTCGATGCGCACCTGCTCAAGATTCAAGCCGCTGCTGAACATTCGCGCGGCAAACAGCGTGTAACTCAGTTGATCGTCGGCAAACACGCACAAGATTTCTTTCGTAGCCAATTCGCCTGGCATTTCAAATTCCAACCGGAACGGCTTGTCGCCTTGTTGCTTGTGCCGACAAAAGAACGCCCAAAGATAGTCAGCGCGTGATTGCAAACCGCCAAGTTCTTCACCGGGATTGATGCCGCTCTGCCCGGCGGTCTTTGGTAACAGGTCGAACTTGAGCGCGAAACTCAAAAGCCCTTCGCTGTGGCCGGTGTTGATCGCCGGATCACGAAAGCCTCCGGGCTTGACAAATTTCAGCAAGTCGTAACGCACCGACACCGAAAGGCCGTAGTCTCCAATGCATTGCAAAAGTTCGTAATCAGTCCAAGACATATAAGTTAAAAGTTAAGAGTGAAAAGTGAAGCGTTATCAGTTCGCTATTCACTATTCACTATTCACTATTCGCTGTTCACTATTCGCTATTCACTATTCACTATTCACTGTTCACTGTTCACTATTCACTCAATCAAGGATTCACCGCGCGGCCAATCTGTTCACCAATCGCCGCATCGTTTGAAAAAGTCTCTTTGAACGCCTCACCCACCGCGTTGGCGTTGGCGATGATCAATTCAGCCGCAGGAATGCTGGTTATTTTTTCAGCCAGCATCGTGATGGCATCAGCCAGCAACGATTGCGCGCCGATCTGCGCGGCTTGCACGATGTTGGGAGTGCTGCTGCCAATCGAAGGCGTACCGACAAAGCCACCGCCCACGCCAAACGCATTACCGCGTCCGGCTTCGCTGGTGACGAAACGGTTGTCTCTATAAGTCGGGTCGCTCAGGTTCGCCGCGTTGAATAAACTCGCATTGCCTTTCTGGCCTGTGTTTTCAGCGTAATCAGCCACCAAGTCGCGCACTTCAGGTGAGCTAACCGTCTCATTCACGCGGTTCGCGTAATCTTTCCCGTACTTGCTTTGCCCGATTGATTTGATTTGACCGATGACATCTTTGCTGACTTCGACGCCATACTGAGATTGCACGGCCTTTTTCACGTCGCGTGAATATTGGCCGCGCTTTCGTAAAAATTTATAAAGAACCAATCCGCCAATGACAGCCGCTGCGCCAGCCAAGACATATGGATTGCTGGCAAAAGAACCAAGCACTGCACCTAGTCCGCTACTAGCTTGGCTCCCAACGCCTATGCTCACGTTTTGACCTAACGCACCGCCTGCTTTGAACAAGCCGCCAATCTTGCCGCTCAAAAGACCCAACAAACCTGAACCGCCATTAGCTCCGCCACTGCCACCTCCGCCAAGAATTCCACTTATTTGGGAAAAAAAACCTCCTCCGCCAGATACTTCGCCACTGCCGCCCGCGCCCGCCGCAGGATTAAACCCCGGCGTGCGAAACAAGTTGCTGAGCAAACCGCCGCCTCCGCCCCCAGAGAAACCGCCGCCGCCCGTCGCCAGGCCTGCCAGATTTTTGAAAAAGCCTCCGCCGCCCCCGCCATTCCCGCCGGTCACTAAGCCGGTCAGGATGTTGCTCAAGCTTTGTTTGAACAGGCTCTTGAGTCCGTCAAAGAATCGCCGTGGCGATTCCAACAGGTTGTCAAATTGCGTGCGGATAAAATCAACGTATTGCTCTTGCCGTTCGCGGGCTTGGTCTAGGGCTTCGTTGTATTTCTTTTGGGTGTCAACCACTTTGGCTTGAGCGATGGCTTGCTCGCCTTGCTTCAGCGAGGCACCGGCTCTGATGAACTTGTTGCGCGTCGTGAGTTCGGCGCTTGAGCCTTTGCCACCTGACTGCAAATCAACTAATTGCTCGCGCAAAGTCTCAGTCGTTTCAGCCACTAACTCGGCAATCTCTTTTTCTTTTTTGGCTGTGGCTTCACGATTCGCCAACTCTTGTTTGACGAACTCAGTCGAAGCCGAACCCGTAATCGCCGGACGCTTGCCGCTCAGCTTGTTGAATTCAGACAGCCCGCGCAGTTGATCTAAGCTGCCGTCAATGCCGAGTTCCTGACGCAGCTTGAGCAGTTCCTCTAACTCGCTGCGTGATTTTTCTGCGCCGACAAGCTGAAAGCGCAGCTTGTATTCTTTGCTGCTCTGATCGCTCAAAAACGCGATTTGCTGATTGAGTTCTTTGAGTTGGTTGGCAAGTTGTTGGGCTTCACTCAATGGCGCAGATGCGCCGCGTCCGCCGCCTGGCGTTTTAGTTTTATCTTTTTTACCCGCCAAAGCATCAGCGCGCGCGCCGAGACCTAGCCCTTGCAGCGACGGCACAGAGCTTGAAATGCCGGTTGATTTTGCGGCACTGAATAACTCAGGGCGACCGATCACGGGTTCAACGAAACCTTTTGAAAAAGCAGCGGGATCAAAGACAGCTTGTTTGGCAAGTCCTAAGATGCCTGTCTTGTCAATCTCTGAGGCTGCGTTTTTCAGCGATTGAACAAGTCCCACTAGCGAACGCTTGGCAAAGGTTTCAACGCGCAATGTGAGCAGCTCATAATCTCGGTTGAGTTGGGATAGTTCTTTGGCTGATTGAGCGTTCATGACGACGCCGGTAGCTTGCAACTGTTTGCGCAACTCGCCTTGGTTTTGCGTCAGACTGACGACTGCGCTGGAGAGTTCACGATGGCCTTCGCCAAATATTCGGGTGATGAGATTGGCTTTGCTGACATCGTTGGGATAACGCTGCAACTGGTCAAGCAACTTTTCAAAAGCCTGTTGCGGAGTGTTGGCGGCTTCGCGGGCGTTAATGCCAAAGACCTTAAAGCTCTCGGCAAGTTCCTTGTTGCCTTTGAGCGCATCAACTGCGCGTTCGCGGAACTTGTTGACGCCTTCGGTCAGCGTGTTGGTTGAAACGCCTGCCACTTGCGCAGCATTCTCATATTTCTGGTATTGCTCAACAGACAAGCCCATCGCGCGCGAATTGTTGGTGATGTCTCGCGCACTCGCTGCCAGCCTGAGCGTCATCTGTCCGACTGCCAAGGCTGCGCCAGTGACCGCTGTCGCCGTCGTTAGCGATGCGGCGCTCATTTCACCCAAGCCCGCCGTGATGCCTGAGAGTCCGCCCGACAATTTGCCGCCGAGGCTTTCTTTCAAACCAGCGAATGAGCCAGACAGCTTGCTGCCAACATCTTTTACGTCTTTGGCGACGCCTTTGAGTTCATCGCGCACGGTTCCAATCACGGCCTTTGCATTGCCGAGTGCAACCTGAACGGTAATTGGGATGAACTTGTTGGCAGCCATTAGAACATTCTCTGCGCCGCAGTGTGGGCAAGTAACAAATCGGCTTCGGTGCGATGCCAGTATTTCAACAACTCGACTTCAAGGGCGTTGAGCGTCGCCGGATTCATCAAGCCTGCGCGTTGCAGATCGCGCACGTCGCTGAGGTGTTCGACCAGCGCGTGCGCTTCTTTTTCGTCTGCGCTTGTGACGCTTGAAATCGTGATCGGCTTGGTCGGTTTTTTCTCGCAAGTGATGCATGCGTTCTCTTGGGGTGCGGCGCTCGATTGAAAACGTTCGCAATCCCATTCGCCCGGACAAAAACTCACGCCGCGAATGCCGATCTGCCGCACCAGCAAATTGCTGATGAGCGGCACGCACACCGCTACTTTTTTAAGATCACCTCGCGATAGCCGTTGAGGTGGAAGCCGATGACAAGGAATTGGTGATGCAACGGAACCTTGCCGTCTGCATAACCGTGAACGCCATGAACAAGCGCTTTGTATAAACCCAGCAGACCACGCACCGAATCATTGAACTGATGATCGCCAAACCGCACCGGGAACGCGCCGCGTTGCAAGGCTTGCAACACGCGAAAGTGGTCAGCATCGGGCGTGCGCAACGTGATGGTGGTTTTGACTTCTTTGCCGTTGAAAGCGCTTTCGATGTGGTAGCTCTTGCGTTCGACCGTCTTGCGCAAATTGAGCTTGCCAGAAGCTTTGGGCGGAGCCAGCCGCAATGCTGCCAGCAACCCCTCGCGGATTGCCGCACGCTTGTCGGCCTTGCTGATGCCGCCGCGCAACTCTTCGACGTTGGCATATTCGATGCCTTCAGCCGCAATGATGTTTTGGTCAAAAAACACTTCGGCGTAATCGTTTTCGCCGTCGCTCTCTGACGTGAAATAGTTCAACAGCCGATCATCGTTGAGCGGCTCAAACTGAAACTCCACGTCATAAAGTTCGCCGCACGATTCGACCAGCATCGGCACACGTTGCGCGACGCTCTGGTCATAAACCGCCAACTGATTATCAAATTCTGGGTTTTCCACTTTGCCTCCATCTATGGACTGCTGCGACCTGTCGCAGCTTTCGTGTTCTCGTTACAAACAATGATTCACCGGCGAACGCTAAATCTGCGTCGAGCCGCAGCACTCCAAAACTTAAACGTACGTGTTGCCGGGCCGGTCATTGGTGATCAAAAAGTAAAAGACATCGCCAGTCGCAAGGTTGGCGAGCGGTTCAGCCGTGATCTCAAAGTTAAGCAAGCCGTCAGAACTGCCAACCTGCACGGCGCTATAGGTCGAGATGCCCATCACGAAATTGAGCGCGTGCTTATAGGCGTTGCTGATCGTCGCGCCGGTCAGGGCGATTTGCACTTCCAAGCGGCGCTGATCTTGCAGGTATTGTTGTTCAACCGAGTTGGGTTCAACGCGCACATTGAACGTGGGCGTAATGCCTTGGTCAGTCAGCAAAAGCTCTGAGCGGATTGCGCCGCTCGCGTTGTTGCCAGTCGTTTGAAAATCACCCGCGCACGGGCGATAGGCCGCGTCTTCAGCAAACGTGTTGCGAAGCGCAATTGACCAGTTATTCAAGCGCTTGTTGGCGCAAAAGTTGACCGGGTTAGCTTGCGTGAGGGCATCACTCACGCTCAGCGAGACTTGCGAGTTGGTGAAATATTGCAGCGTCGCGGGCGCAGGCACGTTGTAGCTGGCAGTCGGCTGCACAATCATCCCTGACGGCGAAGTGCGTTTGCCGCTGCCAATCATCGAGGCTTGCGCGGTGATGCGGTCTACGCTGTCGCCAGTGATCGTGAGCGAATCAATGCACTGACCGACGAACTCTTGGTCAATGCCCGTGCCTGCCTTCTCGGCGTAACCAAACGCAGGCAGTTGCAACGTCGTGAGCAAATCAAGCGGCTTGAGCGTATGCGTCCAGACGTTCGGGTCTGTGCCGGCGTTGGGCTGCACCGATTGAATGGAACCGCACGCCCAATAGAGAAAGCGCGCGATGTCATCGCTGTTCAAATCAAACGGCAACGTCTTGCGCATATCGTGCGACAGCGTATAGCGCTCGCTGGGGTAATAACTGCCCGTCGCCGCGCCTTTGTTGTCTTTGGTGTTGACGCGCACATCGGTCGCGTTGAATGACGTGCTAAGAATGCGCCGCCAGGCATAAGGCACAGCCGTGTTCTTAGCCGTCGCGGTCAGATAAGCCGCTTGCGGTTTCGCCGTGATGATTTCGATTCTTTGATTTTCTGAAACAGGCATAAGACTCCTCAAGAGTGCGGAATGCAGAGTGCGGATTGCGGAATGTGCAAGCCGTTATGGTTTGGTTAAGCCTCGGCGCTTTCATTCTTCTTTTTCGCAGCTTTGGCGCTCACGGGCGTTTCGCTGGCAAGCAGCGCAGCCGCTTCTTCAACCAAAACGAAAACCGGGAATTGCTCAAAGACTTTGCGCGTGATGGTTGTGCCGTTGGCTTCGACTTCGCGTTCGACCTTGCGCGACAACGTCTGCCGCAACAACGTGGCTCCGAACTGCTCATCAACCTCAAACGGTTCGTTCGCCCGGTTGAAATCAAGCGGCACCGTGCCGATTGCGCCGCTGTATGAATCGCCCGTGAAATCAGGATGGAATTTGAGTTTCATATTTGCCTTTCTAAAAACTAACCACTAACAACTAGCCACTAACAATTATGCTCGCCAATGCGAATCGTGAAGCTCACCACCGCATAAGGATTTGAATCGTAGGTGTGATCAATGCGGGCAAAGCTGACCGCGCCTTGTTCCCAATACAACGTGCCTTGCCCTTGGCCTTCGTTCCACAGCCACAGGATGAAAGCGTTGGCGATGGCGTCTGCCCGCTCAAAAGCGACATTGCGCTGATCGTCATTGTTTTGCCCGTCGCCGGTGATGAGCACATAAACCAGCACGGGAATGTCGCAATCAGTTTCAAAGATTTGCTCTGCGCCAGCCCCAATGCCTTTTTCACCCGTTGCGCGGCCAAACCTGATGGCATCTGGCGCTTCGACAATGCGCATCGGACGAAACAGATGATCGTGCACGTCCAAGCTATAAAGCGGATGCCCCGCATCGCCAGCCATCGTGACGGCATCCACCTGCGCTTTGGTCAGTGCAAAGAGTTGCGCTTCGATCATGACAAGACACCAGACTTTTTCAGTTGCGCGGTGACGATGGTTTCGGCTTCACGATCAAGGATTTCAAGCGCACGCTTGTCATAAGGATTTGCCGGAACCGCCTTAGCCTGCCGTCGCATCACGAACGTTTGCCCGCCACTGGTGATATAGGCTTCGCCAGTCGGCACGCTGCTAACCGGAATCAAAAGAACCTTGGCACGTTTTGGCCTGATGGCCTTGCGCCCTTTCGCCACGGCTTCAGCGTAATCAAACGCCGGTTGCGGCCTGAGCCGCACATCTTTGGTGTTGCCGCTTGGGTAATGCACTTTGGCTGAACGCGCGCCGCGTCGGCCTGAGCGCGCACTGACAATCAAGTCGGCTTCATACTTGCCCGTATCCAGTCGAATTTCGATTGAGACGCCTTCCTTGAGATTGTTGGTCGCAACCGGAATTTCTTGGCGCAACAACTTTTCGCCGCGTTCAGCCAAACGGCGAATGGCATCTTCCAGCGCGTGCGGCAAAACCTTCGCCAAGTCTTCAAGCGCTTTGGTGTTGACGGTGACTTTGACGGTGTCGGTCATGGTGTTTGCTCCAACCCGCATAACGCGGCGAGCGCTTTGAATTCAGTCAGCAAGGCGGCGCGTTGATTGCGTTGCGGCAAACGGTGCGCGTTGGCGTTCGGCTTGCGCTTGACGACGCGTAACGGATACCACCGCCAATCAACCGGACTCTGGCAATAGACCCCAACGGGCGGATAGTGATATTCGCGCAGCGTTTGCCCCGGCCAACGGCCTACGTCAATGATCAAATAATCCAGCGGACGATAGGCGCAATCACGCGAAAGCTTTGTCCAGCCGTGTCCATACAGACTCCACCAAGTGAGAATCGCGTAACGCTGTTCATCAGTGAGCGCTACGCCCGGTTGACGCGGCGGCAACAGCGGCGGGCTGCTGGCGGGCAATTCCAACTCAGCAAAACTCGCGGTGATGTCGTCAGCAATGAACTCTGGCGCGGTTGGCTCATCTGCTAGCGGCTCTGGCACTGGCGGCGCTGGCACCAGTGGTTCAGTCGTGTCGAGCGTGAGCAATTGATTGGCGATGGTCACGGCGCGAATCAACTTGCTCAATGAGCACTTGCCTGCGTCTTGCGCCCACGCCAAATCAGACGCCAGCAAAATCAACGCCAGCAAAACTCCGCACTCCGCACTCCGCCTTCCGCACTTCATACCGCCGCCTCCATTGAGTTGACGAACTCAACCGAACTGCTCGCGCTCAACGTGTAATAAGGCTCGGCCATTTCTTTAGCCTGGCACAGATACATCGTGACGAATTTTTCTACGTCGTCGGCATTGCGCAAGCGGATGACGGTGCCGCCTTCGCTCAAGCGTTCTTCGGCAACCATCCCTTGCGTGCGGATTTGCGTGTTGATATTCAGCACGGCGAAATGCATCGCCAGATAGGCTTCGCAATCTTTCAAATCGTTAAGCCGCTCTTGTTGCGCGTCAGTGAGCGTGCTCACGTCGGCATCGCGTTCAATGACGACTTGATCATAAACAGCCGGACTCACCCATTGACGAAGCCGCCGCGCCGCCGCGCGGATGCACGGTTCCAAACGCTTGGCACGCACGTTCACGTGTATGTCAAAGCGCTCGCGCAATTCAGTTTCGTCAATGAGGTTTGCCATGGTTTAGAGTCGCCAGTTGTCGAGCTTTTCGGCTTCGTAATGGGGCTTGATCGCCGTGTTGAATTGCTTGCCGACTGAGTCGGCTTTGAGCAGTTCGTCATATTCGCTGTGCGGCACATCGGCGTATTTATACGCGGTGCCGTTTTTGAAATGGACGATCAGCGAGCTATCAGCCTCGACGTAACCAAGCGCTTCAAGATTGGAGCTTTTTACCTTTTGCATAGGGTTAGTCTTCGCGCTTGAACGGCTTGCCGTCCTTGTCGCATTTGATGATCTTGCCTTTGCCCATCAGCGCTTGCGTGGTTGCGCCCAGCGATTCGGGTATCTCAACTGGATTGGCGCGCGTCAATTCAAATTTGGTTTGGGGATCAACAAAGCTGCCATCAGCTACGCTGTCAGCCAGTCGCATATAAGTCGTTGTTTTCTTAGCGTCTGCCATTTTGGTTACACCTCTGGTTAGGGAGTGGCGCACCAGCAGGTGCGCCACCCAAAAAGATTCAGTTGTTCTCAGGGATTAGTCTTCGAGCGGTTCCATCCACGTTGGGAAAGCATTGCCCGAATACGCGACTGAGGCATCAACGATGACTGATGCATCGCGGCGGAATTTCACGAATCCAGTCCATTCGGTCATATAGCTTTCAAAGATGTCTGTGGTGATGTCGTTGCGCGAATCCAACGTTAAAGGCTGTTCAAACGCTTCGATCAGCGACCACATCGAATCTTGAAAGATCAGCTTGTTGGCCGGAACTTTTGAACTGGTATAAAGGTTGAAATCAGTTGGCAGCGGCGTTTTGGGATTGACCTGCACCAGTTTGCCGCCCGCGTTTTGGTTGTTCTTGATTTCTGAAATATTCAGAAACGTGACCGCCATGGCTTTGCTCGCCAGCACGTCTTGCGCCGAAAAGCCCAAGTCGCCCATCCACACCAGCACGCGAATCAAATCGAAATAAGTGAAACCGTTGCCGGTGTTTTCGACCCCGATGACTGGCGCGGCATAAGCCAGATCAGCCGTGTCGCCGTTGATGAGCGTGAGCGCAAGGTTGCCGTTCTTTTTTGCCATATGACGGCGGCCTGCGTCTTCAAAGAAAAGTGACAGCCAATTCAGCGACACGCGACGAATGCTTTCATAGGTCACGCCCAACCCGGTGGCATATTTCGACAACTCGACTTGCTTGGTCGAACTGCTGACTTTGCCCTTGGGCTTGGTTTCGCCTTCGGCAATGATGCGTGTTTGCGCCGAGCTGATGTCAACGAACGGCACCTTGGGCGATTGCGTGTTGACTGCCTCTTTGCGAATGATCAGGTCTTCGTAATAAGCGCGCTTGATTGCGCCCGTGCGTTGGGCTTCCAGAAATTGCTCAGGCACCAACCAACGATCAGTCGCCGTCGTCGGACGGTTGCTCGTGATCGTGTTGAGCAAAGCTTGAATGTCTCGTTTGCGACGCTTCCAGTCGGCTTCGCTCATACGCGCATTTTCCTGCCCGCGTTCAAAGCCCGCTCGCGCCAGTTCAGGCACCAAGTATTTGGCATCACTGGCAAACAAGTCTTCGACCGTGGTCGTTTGTTCGTCAAGATCGAAGTCGCTGTAAATCTGCCCAAGGTTCGCGCCTTTGAATTTGCCTTTGGTTTTACGCAAATAGTCCCCCAGACTGATATTGCGTGGTTTTTTCTTGCCGCCCGGCGTCAACGGCAACACGCCCAATCGAACGTCATGGTGTTCACGCACCAATGCTTGCAAGCCGCCCGTTTTGAAACCGTATTCAGTACCCATTTTCCTTTTCTCCTACTTGATTCGTTTGGTAATCGTTGGCCGTTGCGAGCGGCTAGAAAATCAAAATTTTGGCTTTGTTGCCGTTGGTTGCGCCTTTGAAATAAAGACCCAGCTTGCGCTCTTCAGCATCAGTGCCAGGCACGAACTTGGCGAAGCGCGGTTCGCCGCTCGCGTCAGCCGCGCGCTTGGCAAATTCGCCCGCGACGACGTTTTCAGTAACGACACAATCTTCCAGCAATTCGTTGTAACGCATCATCTCAACCGTACCCCGATTGTTGCCGTCGCGCGGCGTCAATACGTGGCCGACGACGTGATCGTTGGCGAGCGCGGCTTGCGCAAAGGTTTCGTCAGCGCTGATCTTGACTTGCGTGTTGGCGGGAATGTCCGCCGCAAACGTGCCGCTCAAGTTGAAGCGGCATCCATAATAAGGACGTGTAACCGGCATGGTTTTATTCTCCCTTCAGAAATCTGGTTAAAGCCTTAGAGCAGCGTCACGCTGGCATCTGTTTCATCGTCGCCAAACTCGGGCGCATTGCTATCCACTCTACTGTCCACGCTACTGCGCAAGCTGGTGACTTTTGTGCCGCACGCTTGGCACGTCGCAGTCAGATTGGCGGCAAGCTGATCGTCATAATGTTTTTGTAACGTGGCGAGTTCAGCCGCGTCGGCCTTACCGATCAGCAATGCATCACGCGTGTCGAGCGTTGGTTGCCCATCACCTTTGTGCGTGAGCGCGGCCACGCGCAACGCTGCGCCTTTGACCTGTTCGCGCAAGCTGCCCAATAGGTTGTCAGCAAGCTGGACTTTTTCGACCAGCGCGGGCAAGGCGCTTTGCAATTGCGCTTCGGCAAACTCGGTTGATTCATCGCCCTGCAAGCCGAGGGCTGCAATCATTGCTTGTTTCAATTTCACTGTTTTTTCTCCCTTCGCCTCTGGGGGCAAATGCTGCGAGGCCATCCCCGCTTTGGTTTTCTTTTTGCCCGTTGACGCTGCGGTGTCGTCAAGCGGTTCGTCATAGTCTTTGTCTTCAAAATCATCAGCGTCACTCAAGCGGCGGTTGTAAAGGTCTGCGCCATCGTCCACGAAACTGACTTCGCGGAATTTGACAATCTCAGTCACGATCAAACGCACGATCTGGCCTTCGACTTCAGTCCCCATCAATTCCCAGAACAAATACTTTTCCAGTTGGGGATGTGAGTATTCAAAATTGATGAGCAAGCCTGCGCTGATCGCGCCAATCGCGGGCGGCGTCATCAGCAAACCGTAAGTCAACTCAGGCCCCAAAACTTTGCTGACCGAGAGCGTAGCGTTCAATCCGGCGACGCCGTCGGTCTCGGTGCCTGCCGCGTCATATTCAGCCGCTGTGGCGACGCCATAAAAACTTTTTACGTCATAGCTCCAATGGTTGCAGCGCACGGGTACGCCCACCAACTTGGCCGCCGCCGCTTCCAATAATCCGGGCTGGGTAAAATCAAGCACCATGCCGCTCATCTCTGGCTTGCTAAGCGACGCTGACAGCACGCGAAATTTGACTTCGATAAAATCGTCCGGTTGCGGCACGCCACGGTCACGACTGACCAGCACGCCAGCCACCGGCGCAGTCTCATCAATGGGCGCACGCAAGTTGGTGGCAACTGGTTCTGTTGTCGGCGTAATGGCGCGTGCCTCAAAGCGTGTCGCCGCATTGGTCAGGCTGCCGCGCAATTGCACCAGCGCCGTGTTATCACTCAGCAACGCGAACAACTTTTGTTCTTTTGGTTTTGGCATAACTCTTTACTCGCCTAACTCTTCAAACACGCCTTCGATCCACGTGCGGCAGTTGATATGCAGCGGCGGAATGCCGATGTTGTTTTCGAGTGCCGCGTCGTCAACAACGCCATCGGTGATGTGCTTTTCAATCCACGCGACGGGGTCTTTCTGGTATTCACGCGCCGCTGTTGACTCATAAACCTGCTCGGCAAATTCGCCGGGTTCAAGCAGGCTCAACTCAGTAATGCGCTGGTGCGCCGTAGCGACCTTGAACTTGACGCCGTCTATCCGGCGGCAAATCTCAGTGGTGCGCTTGTCAATCACCGCGACATAAACCGCGTAATCAAACTTGGCCTGCTGCAACGAACCGACGTGCGCCCAATTCCTGATGCGTTGCACCGAACCCATCACGATGCGCTTGATTTGCGGGTCGGTCAGGTTCTTGAGCTTCTCGCCCGCAGCCTGCCTGAAATCGTCCAACGATTCGGGCGTCTCGCGTCCGAACAAGGCCGCGCCTTTTTCGAGATACTCGGCGCGCAAAAACTTGCGCAGCGGCTTAGCTGCATCGTCGTTGCGCATAAACTTGCTGAAATACCAACGATCAACCGAATCAAAGAACTGAATCGCCCGCCGGTCTGGCGCGCCAAATTTCAAAACTACTGGACTGCCCACCTCGCCAAACGGCGTTTCATCACGCAGCCGGTAAAAGCTATAGGTCTCTTTAGTCACAGCCTTGATGGCCTTAGCGGTCGCGGCATCCTGAAACGTCGTGTCAAAGGCGCTTTCGATGAGTTCATAGAGCGCATCGGCAAATTCATCGGCACTGGCAAAATCAACCGCTGCGCTTTGCCGCAAATAATCTCGAATCTCTGCCAGTGCTTTGGCTTGTGCGCGTAGGGCGTGCGGCCCCATCGCTTTGATATATCTGTCAATGAACTGGTCAAGCAGCGCGTTGATCTCGTCTTCACTCAGCAGGTGCGCTTCAACCTGCGAACTTTTTTTTTACCCAACCCGAAATCAATCAGGTTGCCCGTGTCAGAACCCGCCAGCCCGGTCGTGCCCGCTTCGATTCGAGGAGGCGTGAACCGATAGGCGCGCCCAACCGGGTCATAGCGGAACTCAGCACGGAATTCAGACGCCCTTTGTCCGAATCCGCCTGAGAGGGCAGCCCCGGCGTCGGCGGTCGTGTCCGGGTTCAAAATCGTAGCGTCAAACGCTTTGGCATAACCGCGTTGTTGCGCGGCTTCGTTGGCGTCAATCAGGCCGTGTTGCGCATCGTTAAAAATAATGCGCTGGCGAATCTCTTCGGCTTGCGCCTGTTGAATTTCGTTGTGCGAGCGAATCGGGTTGAACTCAACGTGTACGCCATTGACCGGCGCGCCGTTCAACGCCAATTCCAAACCGTAAGTGCGTTCAAGCGAACTGGCGACAATCTGTTGGAAGTCGCTCGCGTGCGCCGTATAAACGTAATAAAGCACGCCAGCCAACGCCTCAGTCACAGAGAACGTCCGCCCCAAGAACAGCGGCATCGTGTGCAACGCCGAACCGACTTGCTCTTCGTTCAGGTTGAAAAGCTCTTTGGCTCCGGTCGCGTCGCCAGTAGTTGGCGTGACTTGTACTTTCTGATCGCGAAACGTCGCGATGAAGTTTTTCAGCTTCCCGCTTTTCGCCGCGCTCTCGAAAGCATCACGCACCGAACGCAACACTTTTTGCCCGCGCGCTTGAAACTCTTCAAAGGTTTCTTTTGACCGATCCCAATTGGGCGGAGCCACTTCGACCGAATACAAACCAAGGAAGCCCAGCTTTTCAGCCGCTTGCCGCAAACTTGCAAGCATCGGGTCTTGCGTTTCAAGAATCGCTTTGAGCGCCGCCGTGAAAGGCGGTTTGCCATAAGGGCTGTTGTCAATGTGTTCCAACGCGTAATAGCGGTACGTCGTCGGATGCAACGGAATTAAGCCCAGTCCATTGGCAGCACGGCTCAAGCCCAGCCCATTGCGCGGCATCTGGTGCGGTTGCCATTCCTGTTCGATGGCCTGAAAGCGAATCTCTTCAGGCGGAACCAACAACACGCGTTTGATGGTGCGACCAGTGATGTCAATCACGTCTTCGCGGCTGAGGACTCCTGACCAGCACGCTTGCACCAGTTGATCGCGTATCAATCCGTTCACGCCGTGACTGTTCGGATAGATGCGCTTGCCAAGTGCGTCCAGTTGGTTGACGGCGATTTCAGCGCGCCGCGCCGAACTCGCATCAATCACGATCTTGTGACCTGTGTTGGCGAGCGCTACGAAATTGGAGACGGCTTGCGAGAAATCAGGATTGAAAATGTAAAGCGACTTAAGCGCCGCCAACGTTTCAAAACTCAACCCCGGTGCCAACTCGGCATAGTTCGTCAAAAACGAACTGATGCGCCCGTTCAAACTATCGTCCACCGACGAACGCCCATCATTAGGAAGCGGAATGCCATTGACACCGCGCAAATTCGCCAACCAGTTTTTGACTTGACTCCACACGTTCATCAGCTATCATTTCCCACGGTGCTAGAAACACCTTCTGCAAGCGGATTCCGCGCCCGAAAGCTTCGCGGCTTTTCTTTGTTCACTCACAAGAAAGCCATTCATTCATCGTCGGGTGTAGAGCCGAATAAAATACTCGTAAGAGAAATAGGCCTGCCGCCTTGCAGCGGTTTCTAGCACCCGACGCAATTTCACTTGGTGCCGCCACAACTAGAAATACCTGCAAGGAGACTCACGAATGCAATATCCTCATACCCGCTTAAACATCACTTACAATCCGGCGCTCTATGACGACGGCAAATTGATCGAACCGCAGACCGCTATTCATCATCGCGTGGCGCTTTACACAGCCAGCACGCACGCCTCTGCGCTTTTCTCGCTGATCGCCCTCATTGACGAAAGCAAAATCACCAACACGCTTGACCTGATGCAAACGCTGGAATCAGTCGGCGCGCTCGGTGCCGCCATCGCTGATGACATCAGCGCCCATCTTGAAGCCATCGAAGACTCGCAAGACGTGGCGGAAGAATTCATCGCCAACTTCACTAAATAATTTGTCAACGTAACGATTGGTTGGGGTGAAGCTGTGCTAAAATAGGTTCACTTCAACCAAAAACACCCCAAAGCGCCTCTTTCTTTTCTGACTCACGAACAGCACGCCAAGGAAATCCGTTCAAACGGCACCCCTGGCGATTTTTCCAGCGTTCAGGAAACGCAGGACGGAAAAAAAAGCGACGCAGCTACGGCCATCCTCGCGCAAATGGCGAGGGTGTCCAGAAAGGCAGCTATGGCAAAAAAATCTTTTAACGCTCTCTATGGCAAAGTCAGCATCCCGACTGTGTATTGTTCCCATTGCTCACACACCTCATTTGTGGTGAAGGGGCAATTCACTTGTTGCGGGCGGCGTTGCGCTGATATGCCAACCACTGACAAACGCATCACTATCGTCGCCAACCAAAAGCTAGGCACTCCCAACAAGCGGGAACAACAAGCAAGACAGGAGACGCTGATAGCGCAAGACTTCTGTTGCCTGTTTTGCGAATGTCGCTTCAAACAGCGCGTTTACCATCAAAGCCACCCAATCCATTTACAGTTGCGATGGTTGACTGACACGCCAGTCATTCACCGTCGCCAGCAACACTTAATCGCCGCGTGCCACGTTTGCGCCAAGCTCACCCGATACGCGGAATTTCAAACCATTGAAGAGGCCAAAACTTATGTCATTACCCATTGGAAAGAACACCAATATTCAACTCACTTACACTTGCAAGTTTTGCCGACAGGCGTTTCAGCCCAGTCGCAAGAATCAAGAATTCTGCCAGCCGAAATGCAAAAGCAATCTCAACTTACAATCGTACCTAAACTCATTACTCAAGCAGATCATTACGGTTCCAGAAGCTGCTCAGATGCTGGGGATGAAAACTTGGATGGTGCGCAAGCTGATTCAGGAAAAGCGGCTGCACCGCATCGAGATTTGGAATCGGATTGGGTTGTTGCGGCCAGAGATCGAGAACCTGATCGCAACAACGCGCTTGAACGATTCCGCCGACAATACAAATTCAGCAACACAACACTTGCTCAACTCGGCGGATGGCAAATTAAACCTTGCTTAGTCGAACAGCTTTGCTTTGACCACAACATTTGGGTCGAAGAAAAGAAAATAAATTTGCTCTGCCAAGGCATTGCCACGTTCTTAAAGAAAAAAGTCGTCGCTTGGAATTTCAACCGCGAAATCGTTCCGATCGTGACTTACCTTCGCAGCTTCGTGCGCGAATAACTTTCAAAGAGCAACGAACATTTTCACCAGGCGCAGCCGCAAGGCTTGCGCCTTTTTTTTATCCAATCTTGCCGAACTCAGGAGCGATTCCAACAAACTGAGGAAGCATGTCCGCTTCGTATCTCATCACGTAATTGCCAATCGCCAAGGCCATCATTAAATCGTCGTGATAGCCGCTTATGCTTGACCAGCTTTTGTCATCTCGCCACGTCACGGTTTTGGCTTGCTCGCAAAATGCCGCCGAACTCAAACCGAGATAGCCGCAACGAATCGCCTCTTCGAGTTTCAAACCCATCAGGGCTTTGTTCTCTGCCGAAGTCGGAAAGCCGTATTGCGCTTTGTCCTTGGCTTCGTCCATCGTCAAGGAACCCTGTTCAACTTGCCGACGCAGCGGCGCATCGAGATGCTTGTAAAGCCGCGTGTCATAGCCCAATGAAATCAATTTCAACAACGTCGCAATGCCCGGCCCGTTGCGTTCGACCACGATGGCCGCGCCGTTGTAGCGGTCGCTGATCTCTGCCAGCTTCACACCCAGCAAATCAGGCGAGAGCCAAAGCTCCTCTTCGTAACACTGCCTGCCCGTTAAAAGATCAAGCACTTGAATTGCAGCCGGATCGCCATCAGCCAAACCCAGCGAACAGTCCGCCGACACTAAATATTCGTGGCCTTCCTCGGCCTCACGCGGTTGGCAAGTGACGTTGAGCCACTGCGCCGAAATCACAGGCCGTCCGGTTTGCTCAAAGCATTCGCGGTCGTTTTCAGGAAACTCAATCAGGAAGTTGCGTTCGCCGCGTTCCTGAATCTTTGAACGTCGCCACGCGATGCGTTCGGCCACATCGTTGTCGCGTTCCCAATCAAAGCCGTAACCCGTCGTTTCGCCTTGCTTCCTCAGAAACCGAAAGACGCGCATTGCGATGACGCGCTCGCGCTTGGTCAGCGTTGCGCGTTCGACTGCGCCTTGGTCGTCGGTGTCGAGCGTCTCGTTGGCAGGCACCAGCGCAACAACTTCACGCTCGCCTGACTGAACCTTTTCAAACCGCGCGCCTTTTTTGCGCAGATCGCCACGCCAGAACCATTCGTAAAAATGCGATGTCCAACCGGCTTCACTTTTCTTGCCTTGCTGATAAGTCTGGTGAAAGAACTCAACGCCGTTCGCGGTTGATTCCATCACGATCTGACCATATTCAGCCGCTTCCATCAGTGCGACCGCCGCCGTCTTGGCATCGCCGCGCCAGAAAGGCACTTCGGTCAAATGCAAATGCGTGAAGCCTTCGGCGCGTCCGCTTTCTTCGTGACCTGGCTGAACCGACTGTGTATTGATCTGGCTATCAAGCGTGCCTTTCGCCGGGTCGTAAAACTCAATGAGTTCGCGCGAGAAATAGCGCGTCGCGGGCTTCACGTTCTCTGGCAGTTCGCGATACATCACTTTGAGATCGCTGAACAATTTCGCTTCGGCCTTTGGCGTGTGCGGAACGATGCGAATCGCCTGCCCGCTTTGCACTACGGCGTCGGCAAAGAACAGCGCCAACCAAACCGTACTCATTCCGCCGCGTCGCATTTTCAAACAGCAATCTTTGCCCGTGCGTTTCGTGACCAAGTCGCGTTGCATCGCGTTGAATTTCAACCGCACCAGCTTCGACTTGTGACGCGGGTCTCTGACCTTGATGTGCGTCTCAATGAAAAGCAGCCGGTGCGCATCATCCCAACGCTCGCGCCACCAACTCAGCGGACGATCAGCAATGTCAACGTCAACCGCCGCGCGGCCTATGCCGTGGCGTTGCCGTGCGCGTTCACCCACGGCCCGCAAGTCGGCGAACACTTGATCAGGCGTCTGCTTTTTCGTTGTCGCTCTCGGCATCTACCAACTCTCGCGCAGCGCGTGTGAGCAATTGCTCTTCGACTTGCAAGACGGCGTCAACTGCATGAGGTGAGTAATCCCCCAGCCACGTTAAAAACCGCCTATAAAAACCTTTGAATCCGCCCAGCGTGTCGCGCTCGGCTTTGACCTTGGTCAGTGCCTCTGTTGAGAGGCGGCAATAATCGCGATGCTGATTGATCGTTTCTTTGTCGAGCACGCCATCAACATCAATCAGGTTGAACAGCTTTTTCCTGACGCCCTCGATCTCATCAACCAACTGGTCTGCCGTAGTCAGTGCGGCTTTGGCGTCGGTCTCGACTTTTGTTTTTAGGGCTTCGCGCCAGTTGTAACGCTTAACCAGCGTGTCTAATCGTTTCTCGCTGAACCACGGATATTCCTTGCGCATTTCAGCCACCACTTGCGGAGCGCTCGCGCCGTTGTAAAGCAGGAACAATTTGAATGTCTTGCTGATCGTCGCCGCGTCGTATTGGTTCAATGAACGTGGCGCGCTCGGCGCTACCTGTTCCTGTCGTTGCCGCGCAACTTTCTTTTTGGTTGTCGCGCCTTTGGTGCGTGGCATTACTTTTTACCGAGCAACTCAAACCAGCCAGATTTCGCCGCCGCCAACGCCGCGATCAAGGCCGCGATGCCGCCAATGACTGCCGCCGTCCATTTGGCAAAACGTGCCAGCGTCGTGAACGAACCCAAAATTGACACCACGGTATCCAGCGCCTGCTTGTATTCCTTTAGCTCGTGTTCAATGCGCTGCAACCGTTGATTGGCTTCGTTGAGTTGAACGCGCAATTCATCAACGTCGTCTTTCAGTTCCTTCACCTCAGCTTCAATGCGGCCTAGTTCGCGTTCATAACTGGCTGGTGGCATCGCTCGTCATCCTTTCCGTTAATTTGCGGCTCGTGTCCACAGGAAGATTTGCCAGCCTGCGTTCAACACGTCTTTGACAATCCCCAGCTTGCCGGGCTTCCCACGCGCAGCCGTTTGCGCCTGGCAATCACTGACTAGTTGTGTCAGCTTGGCGATTTGATCTTGATCAAGCGCGCCGCGCTTTTCGAGCGCAGCGATGTAATTGATCAGTTGCGCCTTTTGTTCGTTGATCAGCTTGTCGAGCGCGTCGGCTGATTGCGCTTTGATTTCAGCCGTGAGCAACTCGCGCCAACGCTCGGCAGTGACGGCACGCATCTCTATGCCGTTGATGCGCACGATGAAACCGCGCCCGTCGGGCAATTGTTCAAGCACCGCTACGTCTTCAGTCAGAGTTTGCGGAGCCGTTTGCGCACTAGCCTTCGCGCAAAGCGTCACGGCCAGCAGGCAAAGCATCAATGCGAGTTTGCGTTTGCGCACGTTGTGCCTCCGTTCGTTGATTCAATTCAGCCACTTGCTGTTTGAGAAATTGATTCTCACGGCCAAGCGCGTCGCGTTGCTCTTGCAACAAGGCTTGCTCGAAGTTCTGGCGTGGTGTCGCGTGCTCGTATTGGTTTGGCACCGGAGCCGGTCTCGGCAACGTCGCGTTTGAGCGTTGGCGGATTTCAACCAGCACCGCATCAATCAAGCCCGGCAAGCCCGGCACGTGTTCGTTGGCGAAGCGCAACAGAAAGAAAAGGCCTACGCCCAGCAGCGCCAGCGTTGAGTTGAATTGCCCGCTGTATTCCTGCCACAGCGTGAACGCCAACATTACGTACCCAACCGCCGAAGACGATTGATGATTGCCCAACAACAGCTTTAACAACTTATCCATTTGTTGCCTCCCTAAACTGAAAACTGAAAACTAAAACTGCATCACTGTTCAGCGTGCCGTTTCAGCACTTGCGCCAGCGCTACTGCCACTACGGCGCGTTGGCTTTGGTAAGTCGCCAAGTCGCTCGGATTGCTGATAAAGCAAACTTCTAAAATCACTCCACCAGCTTCACAGAAAGCCAATCGGTGATGCTGTCCAGCGTTCGCCGGACGCCAACCGAAATCACCGCGCAACGGCAATTGCGTCCGGGTCGAAACCGCGCGGCATAAATCCTGTGCCAGTGCTTTGTGAGCGGGATGGCAAAGCGCTTCAACCCCTGTCGCTTTTTGATTGGCCGCCGCGTTCCAATGAAACTCAACCTTGGGGCCGTCAAGGTCGCGCATCAGCGCGAGCGCATCACGCAAAGGCAAGTTCACGCTATCGCGTCCGTCTTCAACGACTGGCACGTCAAGGCCGAGCAACTCAACGGCTACGGTGTCGCGCAACGCGAGCGCCAAGCTGGCTTCGGTTAAACCGTTCGCCGCGACCGCCCCTGAATCGCCACCGCCGTGGCCTGCACTGATGAAGACTGTTTTCATAATGGGTACGCGCGCGTCTCGCGCGCTCTTGAGTGTTTGTGGGGAAGCCGTCGCTTACCCCAGCGAGCCAAGCCGCCGAAGCGGTATCAACCGTCGTTGACGCTCTTCGCGCCGTGCGCATTGAATATCTGAGAGAAGGCCGTCGCCTTCTCTCCTGTGCCGTGTGTCAAAAGACACTGCTCACCGTCGTGAGTGGCTCATTGTCAAAGCGGGTCAAAGCGGGCGTGGACGCCCGCGTACCCGTGCTTACTCTTCGGCCTCAGCCGTGCGCGGAACCAATTTGATTTTTACGCTCGGCTTGCTGACCGTTTCAATCAAGCTCTCGAACTTCGTGCCGAAGTGCTTGTCTACTTTGGTAATCAGCACGCTCACGCATTCGTGCCACTTGGCATCGCGGGCCTTGGGCGCAGTCGCTTCGATGAAGGCTTTCGGCTCAATCGTGCGCGTCGTCTGTTGCGCGACTGAAGCAATTACGCCATCAACGGCGACTTCTGGCAGCGTAATCGAACCGTCTTCGTTGATGCCGAGTTTCAGTTCCGCCGTGATCTGATCTTCCAGTTTCTTGATGCGCGGACTTAACGAAGCCATCTCGGTTTCGTAGCCCGCTTTGAACTCAGCCACCGCATTGTCAAAGCGCGTTTGCGCAGGCTTGCAATCAGCCGTGAATTGCGTTTGCACCGCCGCGCGTTCGTCGCACAAATCGCGGTATTCGCTGAGCCAATCAATGATCTTTTTCTTGTTGGGTTTTGCCATCTGTCTTGCCCCTCTCAAATTTGCGCACACTTGCTAAAGCCCGATTAACGGAGGTGGGAGGTTGGCGTGCCACCAACCTCCCCGCTGGGCTACAGGTGTGCTAACCCAACCAAGCGGCCTCACTCCGCTTGGCTGTGACGGGGCGCAAGATAAGGGCAGTCGCGGTTTTTGAGTGAAGCAACGGGCAGGAAAGGCAGCAAAGGAACATCGGGCTGAAAAGGAATAAAATTGACGGCTTTGCGCGCTTGTTTATAATGCGATTCGATTCAAGGGCAATCTCACTTGCTAATCACGGAGGTCACGGAATGCAATTTTCTTTGTTTGAATCACCAAGACAGAAACTGGCGCTTAAACTGATGCCCGATCTTGAGCCACGCCCAACGCTGTGGCTTTCACAGGTCGAAGAGTACCTCCGCGCCAGCCAGTCACTCGGCAACGGGCTGTCAAAGCAAAAGCTCATCAGGATGATCGAATCAGGCGAACTCGCTGGCACTAAGGTTGGCGATAAATGGTTGGTTGATAAAGAAAGCTTCCGGCAATACATCCAAGGCATTCATCAACGCTTGGAACAAGCAATGGCTGCGTGATGGGTCAGTCAAGGATAAAACCAAAAGGCCGCGTAGCTCTCAAGCTGCGCGGCCTTTTGGTTTTATCCATTGCAAGGTTCAGTTCGACTTTAACGCGGTCTCAGCTTTGTCAATTTCGTTGTTTGCATTTTGCAACGCCTCTTCCCACAACTTGCGCATCGCTGGCGTGTTGTTCCTGCCAGACGGCCAAGCGCCAACGACAAGGTCATGATAAGTCACAGCTAAAACCAATGGTGTCTTAATTGTCTTAGGAATATCTGTTCTTAAAATTTCGTCTAGTTCAGCCTTCAAATCTGCAACCCGCGTTCGGTATTGCAACAATGTCAGATCATATGCTCCAGACGATAAAGCACGCGATGATTTTATCAACTGTTGCGCGGCTGGGGTATATGGCGCGGTTGACTGCGCTTTATTGAATTCAATCTTACTGATTTTGCCTAGGCTAATTTTTGTCTCGCCAATTGCACTTTTGAGCAACAAGGCATCGTCTTCAAATTTTACCAACTCGCCTGTCAATGATGTTCCATCTTCCAAGGACACGCTTACTGACCGAATGACCGGCTTGGCTGATTGAGCCAGCGCGTTGATGGTCAGCAAAAGCAAAAGGCTAAGTAATATGTTTGTTTTCATTTTCATCGTGAGGTTCCTTTCGTAGTTAATTGCAAAGACTGTGATCAACGTAAACCTTTCGGCTTCCACTGTAATAATAACATCCGCCACGAGGCCCGCGAAAATATGTTCGGCTTGTCGTTTGAGCGCGAGACGCTTTGTACAATTCAATGGGATTGGGTATCACCCGGCTTGGTTGCGGTGGGACTGGTGGGGTTGTGACTTTGTTGATTGAAGATGGCGTCCAAGTCGCAGCCGACTCAGAAACCACAGGCTCAACATTTTCAGGATGGCGTGCATCCCACGGCGCTTGCGGTTTATCAGCTTGCCACAGTCCTATCCTTTTCCACATTGCGGAAGTTTCAGCCGCATCATAAAGCACACGTGCGACCTCAGAAACATCTTGCTCATACTGGCGAAAATACCAAGCACAACCTTCCTCAATCATTCTTAGTCCAACGTCTATTGACCCCAGCGCAACAACGCCAATCAATCGGTCATAGCGATCTTTCTTAGACCAAACAACGCTTACTTTTTGATATTCGATTTGCCGTCGCAACGCTTCTTTAGCCTCTTTCCCAAAGGGCTGTGAAAGCTCAGGTGCGTCAATGCCATTGATGCGAATGCGATGTGTCTGAGAACCATCGCTTAGAAGAAAAGTGTCACCGTCAACAATCGTGTGAACAGTGCCTTTCAAAACTTCAGCATTTACGCTGACTGAAAGCAAAACTAGCAGGCTGAAAACAAAGCGCATAACAGTTACCTCCAAAGAACAATTATTGACGTTCAACGCTCACGACGACGCCTTGAATCAACACATCTTCGTGGCGATAAGCCATCGGTTCATAGCGCGGATTAGCTGAAACCAGTTCAACGCAATGACGTTGAAAAAATACGTGTTTGAGAGTGACGCCATCGGGCGTGAGCACGGCGCAAAGTTGAGCATTGCGAGCTTCCTGCGCGCGACGGCACACGGCGTAATCACCATGACGAATGTTGACGCCAGTGAGAGAGTCGCCACTGACGCGGACTACGAAATATTGTCGAGGGTCAATGTCGTGTGGCAAGCGCACATTGATCGTCTCGCACTGTTGTTGATTCTCAAGCGGACTGCCTGCCGCAATGATTCCCACCAGCGGCAAACAAAAGGTTTTCAAACGACGCAAAACAACTGATCGTTTCAAGGCAACCTCATTCCGGGGCATCGGCAAAGGTTATTGGTTTGGCTTTATTGGCCTTGGTTGTGTCTCGTTATCGGGGCTGTTTTTTCTGAGTTCGTGACTTAATCAATTCTTCTCTGATGACACCATCCACACGTGTGCGCGTGCGCTCAAATATCTCTTGCTCTTCTTTGGTCAAGCTCATTTCAATTAACGGCAAGGTGCGCACGCCTGAGTCTTTGACGAAGCCTTGCAGTTCAAGCGCCTGTTGCACCAACAACGCGACTTGCTCAGCAAACGAATGATCTTGTGACGCTGCCATTCGTTGCACGATGCGCCGCGCTTCACTGGTCAACGGCAATTCAACCTCAAGCGATTGCGTTTGGGGATTACTTGCATACGGTTCGCCTGTGCCTGTCAAAAGCCAGTTCAATGATACGTTTGTTTTATTCGCAATCCGTGCCAGCACTTCGCCATTAGGCACACGTCCTTCAAGGTAGTTGGTTGCCGTCGCGTGAGTAACGCCGAGACGCCTAGCAATATCAGCGGCAGATACGTCGCCAATCAGTAAAAACGTGTCTTTGAACCGCCTCACGAAGCTCATAAAAATAATCAACCAAAAGTATAAAAACCGGTTGACCAAATCCAAAAATCGTACTATCTTCCCCACCGTCAAGTGACAACAAGTTGACAACGTTACGATTAAAAAACAGGAAGCGAAACTTCCTGAAAACAATCCGGCAAAAAGATGGAATCACTAAAAATCAAACACAAGTTGCAAGTCGAAGCGGGCAGCGTCAAGGCTGCTGCCGAGGCAATCGGCGAACCGCTTTATGCAGTTTCGCACACGATCAATTACTACCGAAAGAACGAGCGCATCCGCCAAAAGCTCAAAGACATTTTCGGTGTTCATTTCAGCGTGCGCAATCAGGCGCGTGTGAATGATCTCAAACGAAAAGCAGCGTGATTGTAAGGCAACTGCACAGGCTGTCAATGGGTGGATAAACCCGAAAGGAAATCACTGATGTTGAAAGATTACCAAGCTGAAATTTTGAAAAACTACCACGAAGAACATTGGACGGAATTCGTTGAATGGCTAAGCGCGCTAGGTTACCAAGATGCCGATGAAGTAGCTGAAAAAATCTGCGATGACTTAGAAGAAATTGCTCAGAAATAAAAGAGAGACAGCATGCAAAGAGAACCTCACAAACATATGGAAGCGCCGAATGATTACGGCTACACGCGATGCGGCGAGCCGGTTGGAATGCGGGTTTACCCGTGGCGCGAAGCGACCTGCGTTGAATGCCTGTTGAACGTGCTGAGCGATTACCGCACGCGCTCAGGCAAGGCCCTCGACGTAGCCGGACGCGCCCAACAACGCGGCTGGAAAGTGCGGCAAGCCGAAGCACTCAAATACCACAACGAATGCGCCGAATTGCTGGTCAAGGTTTATGCGCGCATCAAGCACCTGAAAGGCGGTGGGCAATGACTAAAGACATCGCTGCATCACTCGATGCCGTCGTCACATTCTTGGAAGCCGACGACAACCTAGACCGCTTTGCCAGGCACCTTGCGACGAAGCGCAACTTCGACACGACGGGCGAACTCGCCAGCGAAACCAACGCGATTTTTGAGAGCCTGCGCGAGTGTGCAGACGATCTCGCCAACGAAGATTTCTAGCCGCAAATCCTGAACGATGAAGGCTGAATGATGAAGGCCGAATTCGTTCGCAACCACAAACCTCACTGGTGCCACAGAGGAGCAAAGCAATGGGTTATCGCAACCGCAAATCACTCGATCACAGCAAGCCAATGCCAAAGGTCAACTTTCACCATCGCAACTATGCGCCAACACAACGCGGCAACGGCAAAACGCACGGCAGCAGCAACCGCTTGCCGCCAGTTTTTTACGTCATTTTTTTGGCGATGGCTGCGCTGGCAATGGCTGCGCTTTCGCATTGATCGGTAGGGCAGGTTAGTAACCTGCCCCACGAAATGGAGGCGAGATGCTTTTACGTTTCAAGCTGTTTTTATTTTGGGTTCTGTGGACGGCATTGCCGCTGGCAGCGCTGTTCCGCTGAAACGGGTACGTGGGCATCCTGTACGCTCTTGAGTGCGCGTTCACTTGAGACCAGAGCGGAGAAGATGCGCGCGTACCCAGCGGGCAAGTGAGCCGTCCATCCCTGTGGCTCAGTTGCCACGATCTTTACAGGTTATGGGCGGCTTTGCTCTTTGATCACTGAAAGCAAACGCAGGTTTGTTTCGGTGTGTGAACGAGGCAACTACTCCGGGCAGTATGGCCGCCCGCCCGCTTTCATCACGTAGCGCTTGGGGCGTTCACGACGATGAAACTTGAATCATAGAGAACCTTGCCAAGTGGCAAACCTTACCTATGTTTTCAAGGTCAATCCAGCAGCCTTGATGCCTGGGTACGCATCGCCTCTGGCGTGCCGTACTGATGAGCACACGCGCTCCGGCAGTGCCGATCCTTCGCTGACGAGGCGGCACGCCGGAGGCGATGCGTACCCAGGCCTTTTTTTTCAACTGACAACTGACAACTGACAACTCCAATGAAGCGCACGAAACTGCAAAACTCAATCATTCACGCCAGCAAGCACAAGAGCGGCATCAGCGAAGAAAACTATCGCGCGGCAATCTATGCGATCTCAAGCGGACGCACCGAATCATCCGCCGAACTCGACGTGAAAGAAGCCAACGAATTGATTGTCAAACTCGGCGGCACGCCGACTGACTTCATGAAACGCAAGGGCGGCAGCAAGGCCAAGCCGACCGACCGCAGCGTCGTCAAAATGGTTTCGCACGGGCAACGCAACACGATTACGCAATTGGCGATGGAACGCTGGGGCGACTCGCACGCGACCGCGCTCAAGAGCTTTTGCGAATCATCCAAGACGATTGGCAAAGCTTATCCGCGCACCAGCAAAGAAGCGCAACGCGTGATCGAAACACTCAAAGCTATGAACCGGCGCGACGCGGCCAAACGCGCCGCCGCTTAACCAACAACCAAACTGCACACGGAGGCAAACACAATGCTTTGGATTCTCATCATCCTCATCATTTTCTTACTGGTCGCCAAAGGCCAGTCGAAGGTTGAAAAAGCCGATCAATGGACGGTCAGCGACCGCACGGTCAAACGCTATAGCAGCCCGCGCTATGCCCAGAGGTCAAAGTAATGGCAGCACGTCAACCGATTGAATCTGCGCTGGGTGTATTGGTGGTTTTAGAAGCCCTCAAAGACCACGCCGTGCAACCGATCAAGGCTGCGACTGTCGCGCAAAAAGCGAACCGCACAGACGATTTCACCCGCCGCGCTTTGATCACACTTAAAGAGGCTGGCTGGGCAGTCGAAACCGAACGCGGTTGGCTGTTGAGCGTCAAGGCCGGACAGTTCAGCGAAAACTGGATTGCCCTTGCATCAAATCTGACTCGTTTGCCGACGTGCCCGAAGTGCCAAATCAGCTTTCCTTGGACAGTAAAAGACGCCCAAAATTCCGCGTAGCGGAATTGCTCAAAATAGCTATGTCGTTGACATTGAAAGATTTAATAAAAAAAACCATTCCGCCAGCGGAATAATGAGGCAATAAATGGCAAAACATACCGAAGTTATAGAAGAGACAAAAAAATCCTTAGCCCGCGCAACCGAGACTCAAATATACGAGCAAGGTAAAAGTCTGCCCAAGGGCATAAAGATTTACGAGAAAGTTGGCGCGATAAAGGCGTTTAAACGCCTCTCAGAAGTGATGCGCTCTGAGCTAATTCGGGCTTTAGAGGAGATTCAACGTAACGAAGAATATCGAGATTATGGCTGCACAACCTTTGTCGAATTCTTAAAAGACAACCCTGAACTAGACATTGGCAAGACGGCGTATTACGACGAGAAAAAAGCTTTAGAGAATGAAGGCGAAGAGACATTCAACTTGCTGAGCGCCTTAAGCGTGCCAGTCAAACAGCGCTTGCAACTGAAAGCCGGTGACATCGAAATCTCTGACGAGCAAATCACGGTCGCTGGCAAGAGCGCACCAATCGGCGACAAGAAACAAGTCAAAGCCTTGTTTCAGGAAGTCGCCAAAGCCTTTGACGCGACAGTCAACGAAAGTGAGAAACGCGAAAAGGGCTTGCGCAAAACGATGCAGCGCGCCGGTTTCAAGTTTGAGAAAGACGTGAACGGCAAAGAAGCCATCATCCCGCCCGCGACTGAGATCGTATTCAGCAAGGACTCTAACGACCCTGCCAATCACAGCTATATGCGCGTGTGTGCCGCGTTGGCCGAATTGACGCGCGACCTGTTGGAACTGCCCTCTGACGAAGCTACCAAACGCCTCAACGAATATCGCCCAGGCATCGCACAGGCTTATGAAAACCTGTTGCACTTTGCCGATGCGGCTTCGCCGACGCGCCGCCCTGATGCGGTGAATGCCGCGCTTGAAGGCTTGGACGAAGACGACATCGCCGATCTGCTCGAAGACGAAGATTAACCAGTTTGCGGCGTTTCGGGAGAACGCGCCGCGCCCCAGCCAGCCGGATTGATCGTGGGCGATCCGGCTGGCGCATCCCAAAGCCCGCGCACTGAATAGGAGCAAGCTATGCAAGAACCAACCGCACTAAACAACCTTTCACCGGCATTAGACCAAGAAGCTTTCAAACGCGCACTGAGCGCCGCCTATGGCCTCAACGCAAACACCATTCGCTTTGATGAGCGCGGCAAAGCCACGCTTGAACACAACGATATGCAAGTCGTCGTGCAAGACTTGATGCCCGAACTGATCAGCGATGACATCAACTTTGTGCGCTATGTTGAAGAGACTGGCGAAGTCGTTTGCGAGGCTACGTTGCGCCTCATCAACGGACGCACAGTCACGCGCCAAGGCATCACCTTCGTTGGCGAATCGCTGGGCGAAGACAAACAGGTTGAACGCGTGCAACAGGCCATCGCCATTGCCAATGCCCGCGCTTATCGCGCTGCGCTGTTGGCGTTGGGCTTTGACCTCGTTCGTGCCTTTCTGGCTAAGCAGATGAAAGCGCAACCCGCCGCGACCATTGTGGCGATTGACAAAAGTATCGAAGGCCAGCGCAGCCAGTTGCACTCAGTGGCGCGCAACATCGGTTTGCTGACCAACGAAGATCGCGCGCTTTATGTCAAATGGTTGCAAGCCAATTTTGGGGAACACATCACCAGTTCAGCGCAACTCAACACGGCGCAAGTCAACGCGGCCTTGTCACTGTTGTTGGCGCGTGACAGTGCGCGCGGTTGGGCGCTCAATCACGCACAAGCCGCCTGAGCAGGCTCGCGCTCATGACGGCGCACGCCACAGCCCTTGGGCGTGCGCCGTTCACTTATCTCACTGCTGGCAAAACCACGAACCGACCTAATGAAAGAACTCGACCAGATTGCAATTGATGAAATACGCGCCTCAGTCAACGGGCTAAAGGGCAAGCCGTTGAAAGAGCGCGTGAAACAAATGGCAGAGCAAGCTCAAGTCAGCGTGGCAACCATTTATCGCGTCACGCAAGCCGCGCGAGCGCCGCGCAAAACTCGCGCTGACAAAGGCAAACGCAAGGCTGATTTGCTCACGCATCCGGGGCTTTCGTTCGCCGCGCAATTAGTCGTCACCAAAAACCTAGACCCTGATTTGGCGCTTGAAACGGCACGCGCCAACGGCTTTGAAACGCCAGTGAGCGACAGCACTTTTCAACGATTATTGAGAGAGCATCACGTGAACAAACGCGCCCGCAAAACGCAAGTCAGAGCGCATCGCCGCTGGGAAGCCAAAGCCCCTTGCGAGTTATTCCAATTCGACATTTCTGGCGTCAAAGAACGCTGGTTTGATTTGGCTACACGGCGCTTGCTTTACGTCAGTGATGCCGATGTGAATGACAACCATCCGAACCGCAAACCGAACCGCGTGCGCGTGTGGAAGTTCACGCTGATTGACGACTTTTCGCGCCGTCGCTTCGTCCGGTTTTATGCGATTGACAAGCCGACTTCGATTGAAGTCATTGACTTTCTTTTGCATTGCTTTCGCGAGTTTGGCGTACCCCAAACGCTCTATACCGACAACGACGCGATCATCGTTTCAAAGCGGATGAAACGTGCCGCCGACATCCTCGACAAAGCCTTTCTTGAAACGGGCGGATTCAAGCTGTTGCAACACACCGCGCACAACGCGCAAGCCACTGGCAAAGTCGAACGTTCGCACCAAGTGATTGAGAAATTTGAAAAGCTGGTGGGGCTGAAAAAGACTACGCCAAGCATTGAGGCTTTGAACGATTTAGCGACCGCCATCAACCAAAAACTGGACTGGCAAGCACACGCCAGCACAGGCGAAATCCCCATGCTGCGCTGGCGCTCGACCACGACTGAATTACGCCTGCCGCCGCCTGCTGTTTTAGATGCTGCATTCAAGGCCGAAGAGTTCACGCGCAAGCTCAATGCTGATCTGACGATTTCATATGGCGGTATCAGTTATCAATTGCCGCGCAACAGTTCGCCAAGCAAGCCGAATCCTTTTTTGAATTGGATTGGCGAGACACTGACGATTGTTTGGCCTGCTGGCAATGCTGACTGGTTTGTCGTCGTCGGGAAAGACGGCATTGATTATGAAATCAGTCGTTCAACCGCTTCTGTTGACGCGGCTGGCGAGTTCAAAACTGTCGGTGAAAGCATCCGTGAAAAGACTTTGAAAACGCTGCGTGCGCAAGCCAAAGAGCGCGAAAAAGCCCAAGAAGAGGCGGGAATTGACATTATCGTGCCCGGCTTTGATACCGAGTTTGAAACCAAAGCCTTGCCGCGTCCGGCAATGTTCCCGCAAGCGACCAACACTGTCAGTCTTGAGCAATTGAGCAAGGCCGCGCCCGGTGCGGTTCAGCCTTCGGCAATGCCTTCAGGGCGTTGGATGGGTTATTGGGCGGCGGTCAAATCGTTGATCGAAGAGGGCGCTTTTGACAGCGAAAGCGAGACCTTTGCCGCAGACAAACAGTGGCTCAAAACAGTGTTTAACGGGCAGGAAGAATTGCCCGAATCCGACATCCGCGCCGCGTTAGCAGCACGCACGGCGCAAAGTCCGCAAGCTGAAAACGTGCTGCTTTTCAAACGAGCCTAAATGGCCGAAACAGTCGCAGAGGAGGCATCGTGCAACAGGCAACTTTACGCGCAGTCGAACCCACCTCGGATGCGCCGCAATTCAACCGATTCGACCAATTTCGCCGCGAACACGCGCTGGGTTTTCGCGAGTTTGCGAAGCTGGTTTGCTCAAGCCGTTCGGTTATTCATCGCGTGTGCAATGGCGAGCCTTCGGCGCTGAAATTTCTTGAACGTCGCAGCGAAATCGAACCACGGCTGCGCGCGTTTTTATCCAAACGGCTCCTCACTCAAGAAGCCGTCAATCAAGCAATCGCTACGTTCTTTGACTCGGAGGAAATATCAATGGCTATCCCACGTTGTGAGCTAACCAAAAGCGCCGTCCGGCACTTCAATCTGAAAGCAGACCCATTCGCGCTCGACTTGTCGAACGCCGACGAATACTTCATCAGTCCGCAGTTGCAAAAGGTTATTGACCAGTGCAACCGCGCCATTATGCAACGCCGCTTCACGGGTGTTTTAGGCAGCGTCGGCGCAGGTAAAACGGCCTTGCGACATCGCCTGATGGCGCAATTCGCAGGCGATGACAAGGTTCGTTTTGTCTGGATTGAAACGGCTGATTTTGAGCAACTGACCTTTGTCGAATTGGTCTGGGTAATCTTGGCTGAACTCGGCGAAAAGCCCGCGACAATGCGCGTCGCGCGCGTGCGCCAACTCTCGCAAGTGCTTAGTTCATTATCCAAAAATGACGTGCGCATCGTGCTAGCGATTGAGGAAGCCCATCGCCTGAGCGACAAGGCGCTGAGCACGCTGAAAATGTTTTGGGAAAAAGGCGAAGTCAATAACTCTGACACTTACAACCGTTTTTTAGGCGTGATGCTTTTCGGCCAACCTCGTCTCGAAGAGCGCTTGCGCTCGCATCAATTCGCCGAAGTCATCGAACGTTTGCAAATCCTCAAAATGCCCGATTTCAGCAAACAAGCCGCCACCTATTTAGGCCATCGCCTAGCCGTTGTCGGCGGCAATCTCGATGAGCTTTTTGAACCCGCCGCCATTACGCATTTAGCCAAGCGCGCAGGCACTCCGCTGGCGCTCGGCAACCTTGCCAATGCTGCATTGATGACGGCTTTCGAGATGGGCGAAAAACGCGTCGAAGCCGGAATGCTCACCAACGACAACGAACCCCAAATCAAAGCAATGTCAAAGAGGGCTTGATGACTTATGAACTCTTTCGCGCGCAACTCAACGCCGAGCAGCAATTGGCACTGGACGAACGCGCCGCGATCATCGAATACGACGGCAAATTCTCACGCTCAAAGGCTGAACAATTGGCAATGATTGATTACTTAAAACAGCAAAGGGGAAACGATGAAAATTGAAATGCGTGGCTGCAATGAATGCGGCGAAGAATGGGTTGATGGCGGCGAAACTGTTGGAGTCTCGCCCGCTAAGACGTGACTCGTTCCGCTCCTCTGGGGCTCCACTCGTTTCTACTATGCCCGCCAGCCCCTTACGCGGACTATCGGCGGGCTAAATTTGGAGGTTTATGCAAGACGATTTTGACGACGATGATTTTGATAATTGTTCGGCTTGCGGCACAGAACTCAGCGAAGGGTACTGCTCTATTTGCGGTGAATTTGACGAAATATTGGAGGATTAAACCAATGGACGAAAAACAACCAAAACCGCCGCTGGGCGAAATTATTCCGCTGCACCAGGCAACGCTTGAAAAACAAGATGAATGCGCTTGGTGCGGCCTGCATAGAGATCACTGGAATGCTTATCGCCAGTGCTGGGCAAAAAGCGCAAACGAGCAAGCGCGACGGCTCGCATCACTGCTTAGCCGCGTATCGGTGCGAGGTAGGCTTGGCTTGTCTGATACTTGGCTTTTTGACAAAGAAGCCAGCGAAGTTGACCGCCTTGCTGAGCTTGAATGGAAACGTTGGATACCGACAGCAATGAAGTTTTTATCAGATACAGCACCCCCGCTCGTCACGGCATCCGCCGTATCCGAAGCGGGGCGGCGGGGCGGGCTCGATGCGTGAGATAGCCCTCGCCCGTCTCCATTCTGGCGGCTGCGCTCAGTCGCGCATCACGCCTGCACTGCCGAGGGCGGGGGCTCGTCGTCGGCCCCATCCGGGGCGCGCCTCCTCGAATGCATCTTTTGCGGCTCAGAGAATACCGAAATCTTTAAGCCTGATGTTGAGGATCAAGACGATGACAGAAAAAATTAACCTAAAAATTCTGCCTTGCTGGTGTTGTCATTATGGCGAAACCACAGAGACCGGACGCAAGCAAAATTGGAGTTGCATTTGCCGCGCTAGGCGCTGTGAGTGTTGCCATTTTTGCACGCTTCACTGTCAATGCAATGAGGTTATGAAGCGTGAATACAACCTTCATTTACGTTCTTTTTTAACAGCCCTAAGCAATCTGCGAAAACTCTATCCACAGCACGTAAATCAGTTGCAAGGCTTACCGACACAGGAGGAAAAATGAGCAAGAAACCGGACAGTGCAACGGGCGTTGATATAGCAATCAGGAAGTTATTAGGCGCTACTAAAAACGACAAAGACCCCATTAGTTGCCTTGTGTTGGGTGATGTTCATGAAGGTTGGAAGGGCAGTAAAGGAACTGTGTTCGTAGTCCGCGATGCTGAGATTGCAGAAAAGCTCTACAAACTGTTGCTCTCAAAATCTTGGAGTTCAACAGAGCCTGCGTTGACTGAGATTCAAAACTAATAGGCATTATGACCAGCCCTCAAATTCTTGAATTGCTTAAAAAGCTTCTAGCTCACGAACAAAGTGCGCGCAGCATTGGTTCGCTTGAAGAGGCAGACGCCTTTGCTAAAAAGATTCAGTCTTTGTGCGACGAATATCGCATCAACCTTGCCGATTTAAGTTTTGAAGACTTGAGCCAAACCATCGGCGAAGTCAGGTGGAACTGGTGTGATGCAGGTTGGCGAGCACAAACAAGACGATGCGAATGGTGGCTCAAATTGCTCGCACGCGGAGTTGCCGAAGGCCACGAATGCGTTGAAGTAAAGCTGATTTATCCCAAGCGCGGAATGATGGGTTTTTCATTTGTGGGGTTGCGCACCGATGCGAGTGTCGCCGCCGCAATGTTCACTGTGTTGATTCGTTCCGCGCTGTTTGCTTGGCGCAAACAAACAGACAAAAGACTTAAGCGTAACAGTTTTCTATACGGCTTTGCTGTCGCCATTCGCACACGTTACGGCAAGCGACGTTCGGTTAAGTTAGATGAAAACGAGTCAGCGCAAGCCTTGGTACGCACCATTGATCTTGTAATTCAGAAATATCTTGACCGTCCAGAGATTTCAGAAGGTGCTCAAAACACGCCAAAGCAGCGAATGAATCGCTCGATGCTCAAAGGCTTTGACGCAGGTATGGCAACATCCATTGAGAGCAACACACTGACCTCTTCAGCTAAGCGGTTAAAGGCGGCGACTGAATGAATCCGCCGATGGAATTTGAACAACTTTCAGCCGAAGCTCAATTGTTGCTCACGTTGGCGTACAGCGAACCGAATTTTCACTCCGCATTCAAGGTTTTCGGCGAAATCGTTGGGAAGCACCATTTTGAGTGGGCACAATCTGAACTGATAAAGTGGATGTGCGAATGGCGCGATTATAACAAGCAACTTCGAGCCAAACGTTATGCAGCAAGCTCAAAAGCACGCCTATAATCTTCAGCAAATGACGCGACTGGCAGAATACATCGTTGAGACGATGCGCCCTTACTGCGACCGCGTAGAAATTGCGGGAAGCCTCCGCCGCCGCAAAGCAAACCCAAAAGACATCGAGATCGTAGCCATTCCAAAGCAAAGCAAGTTCATAGACCTCTTTGAAACCAAGCGCGCCAACTGCCTCTACGATTGGGCAAAGCAGGTCGAAAACGAAGACAAGATTCATTGGATTAAACCCAACACTGAAGACGTGATTCGTTGGCCGCTAGACCCTGACGGACGATACTGGCGGGGCTGGCTGGTGAAAGGTGAAATCAAACTCGATTTGTTTTTGACTACGCCAGAGACTTGGGGAGCAACGTTCATGATTCGCACTGGCAGCAGCGAATTCAACCAGCGCGTATTCCGTTGGGCTGAAGATCATACAGGGCATAAATTTTACGGCGGGAAGATGCACGATACAGTTGGTCGCTTCGTGCCGACGCCTGAAGAGGAAAGCATTTTTGAGATTTTAGGAATGCCTTACGTTGAACCTGCCCAACGATACTAGTCCCAATTATTTTCACCGCCACGGGTTTACATTCCTGAACCAGCCACGATAACACCTGACAATGAGTTACATTTTGAAAGCGCCGTTTCCGTGGTTTGGCGGCAAGTCGCGCGTGGCAAGGATAGTCTGGGAACGCTTCGGCAACGTAGGCAATTACGTCGAACCGTTTTTTGGCAGCGGCGCTACGTTGCTGGGTAGGCCGCACTTCGATGCGCTCGCCAATCTCGAAACAGTCAACGATCTGGATGGCTTGCTGGCAAACTTCTGGCGTGCTTTGCAAGTTGATCCGCGCGGCGTAGCCCAATACGCTGATTGGCCGGTGAATGAATCCGATCAATACGCGCGGCACGTCTGGCTAGTCGGCAATCGGCCTCGCATCACGCACGCGCTTGAAGCCAACCCAGAGTGGTACGATCTCAAGGCCGCTGGCTGGTGGGTTTGGGGCATCGGCTGCTGGATGGGCGGGCAATGGTGCGGGCCGCGTGTGCCGCGTACCAAACCCTGCGCGAACGGTTTTGGGCAGGGCGTGCATCGGGATTTGCGCAACGATTTGCGAACGGCGGGCGTCTCCATCAGCGAACAGCCTTTAGAGCAGTACCTTGAATTACTGGCTTCACGTTTGCGCCGTGTGCGCGTGCTGTGCGGAAGCTGGGAACGTGTCCTGACGCCATCGGTCACGACGGGCAATGGGCTAACGGCGGTCTTTCTTGATCCACCTTATGCCGATACTGCCCAGCGCGCCGATCAGCTTTACGCCTGCGATTCGCTGACGGTCGCACACGAAGTCAGGGCTTGGGCAATTGCCAATGGCGAAAACTCTATGTTGCGTATTGCGCTTTGCGGCTATGAGGGAGAGCATGAGCTACCAGCGAATTGGGAATGCGTACCGTGGAAGGCTGGGATCGGCTTTGCCAACCGCGCAAAAGGCGAACGCCGCAACGAAAACTACAAACGCGAGAGGATTTGGTTTAGTCCGCATTGCCTGCACGGCGGCGGATTGTTTGATTAAGATATTGACTGCGCACCACTCGGAATCGTATTGTGAACCTGTCACGACTCCCCACGGAGTTCCTCAGACGATTCCAGCCCATTATCGTAATCCCGTTATAGATTTATCGTAATCCTTAGTAC